AACGGACGGGAAAGACACAAGAAGAAATAGAGGCTCAAATGGTTGCTGGTTCATGGTTCGGGAGTGACAAGGCAGTAGAATTGGGATTTATATCTTCCGTAATACCTGCAATGAGTGCAAAGGTTGAAAAGCCAGTTATAAATAATCAAACAATTAAAACAGAAATGAAAGAGAAGGAAGAAAGGAAGCCCACTGTGGCAGAAGCTTTCCGGATACTTGGGGTGGCTTTGGGAATATCCAAGCCGGAAGCCTCCGGAATGGTAATTACAACGTCAACAGGTGAAGAGTTGACAGTAGAACGTGAAGAGGGTGAAATACAAGTAGGCGACACGGCATCCCCTGACGGTGAATTTGTCCTTGAGGACGGTCGTACAGTTGTCGTTACCGATGGGGTAATCACGGAAATCAAGGAACCGGGAAGCGGCGGTGAAGATGTTGAAGCCCTGCAAAGCCGGATTGACGAATTGGAACGTCAGGTAAGCGACTTGACCGCTAATGCAAAATCAGAAGATGAAATCCGTATTTTGTCTATGGTAGAAAAGGCCGGCGGAGAATCTTGGCTAAGAAAAGCGGCTGCAAGTCATTATACACCTCCCTTGCGCAGTACGCAAGTCGGAAGCAAGAAGCCTGATGATAAAAAGACCAAATCAAGTAGCAAAATTGACCGGATGCTTGCGGAAAAGAGAGAGAAATTCAAACAAAGATACAACAAATAAAAAACAAAGAGTATGGCAAAAGAAAGAATAGAATGGGATGACCTTCAAAGTTTAACCCCTGATAATAGAGCTATCAAGTCTTTGAAAGACCTGTTGGTCATGACAAATTTTGTCGATGAAGATTTGGAACGTTTCTATACCCTACGGCAAAATGTCCACAATGGAGACAAATTGGGGTGGGTCGGAACAATGGAAGATGTGGGTTGGAACGGTTCCGGTTGTAACCCAACGTATAAAAATGCAGCAATTGAATTTGCTGAAAAGGAATGGAGTATTGGAGATTGGCAGATTCCTCTCAAATGGTGCTACACTGACCTCATCAATACCATTGCTGAATATTGTCTAAAGACCGGTACGGAAATAGGTGATTTGACCTCTACCGAATACATGGACGACATTGTTCTTCCGGCTCTTGATTTGGCGATGAAACACATGATGTGGCGTTTCATTTGGTTTGGTGACAAAGATGCAAAAAATGTCAGCAGCTCCGGACAAATTACGGATGGCATAAATGTGGATTTGTTTAAAACAACAAATGGATTTTGGAAGCAGTTGTTTGCCATCGGTACTGCAAACGAGGCGCAAAAGACAACCATTGCGGCCAATTCAGAAACTACCATGGCCTTGCAATTGAGCAAGATAAAAGAAGAAGGGGTGGCAATCGGAATTTTCGATGAGTTACTTGAAAACGCCGATAGTAGAATTTCATTGTTGGACGATGCCGGTATCTTCTGTACAAAATCCCTCGGGGACGCACTGACACGGGATTTGAAACGTGAATATAAACTTATATTGGATTGGGAACAAGTCTTCAAAGGCTTGGATGTCGCTGAATATAATGGCGTACCCATTTACCGGGTATCCATTTGGGATAGATTCATTCGTACGTACCAAAACGACGGTACAAAATTGAACCTTCCCCATCGTGCGATGTACGGTTCACCTAAACAGCTTTTTGTCGGTACGCCTGCAAATGAGTTGATTTCCGACCTTGATATCTGGTTTGACCGGAAAGACCGTATGAATTACATCTATTCAACCGGAAAGTTGGGATGTTTAATCGGAGAAGACAACCTTTTCCAAATGGCATATTAAAAAAGGAGGTGAATTATGGATATTTGTGATGTTTTATTAAAAGACGATATTTCAATTAATTGTGACGACCCGATTGTACCCGGCGTAGAGAGTGAAGGCATCATCATAAACCGTTCAGATATTGATTTTGCAGCCACCACATTCAACGCCACACGGAAGAACGTAATTGAAACTCTTGTTTTGAAATCCAAGAAAAAGGCTTTCAAATGTGCGCAATTGGGTAACAACCCGTTTACGGGAACCAATGTGGCATTGGCCGTAGGTACTTACCGGAACACATTCACCAATACGGTGAACCTTGTGGTTTTCAACAACGATCCGGACACCTGTGAACAAATCATAAATGGTTTGGCCAATGGCTCTTTTGTGGTTATTCTGGAAAATAAGTATAAGGGTACAAGCAAGGAAACGAATCCGGGTGATGCAGCTTTTCAAGTTTTTGGCTGGTACCAAGGACTTCGGGCAAGCGAAATAACCAACGACAAGTATTCGGAGGATACTGATGGCGGATGGCTGGTTTCTCTCCAAGAAACAAAGGCACCTAAATCGGGATTGTTCCTATTCAAGACAAGTTATGAAGCTACCAAGACTGCAATTGACACATTAACCACGGAAGCCGAGTAATATGAATGCGACGGAAGCCCTAAACAGACTGAATGAGCTAAAGGACAAAAAATCTTTGGCTCATTCAGATAAAACTGAAATTGAAGAACTGTATTACGCCGTATATGGTAGAAAATTCGTGAGAAGCTCATGTAATGACTGTTATTACGATGCCGTGATACAAATGTATTTATATCTAAGAAGCAAAGGTAAGATGAAAGAAAAATGTTTGTATAGCCTAAAAAATGGGGCACTCATTCAAATGGAGTTTGGAAGCGGTGAAATGTACACCAATGCTAATTTGACCGACGAAATTGCGGAAAAATACTTAGCTACAAATCCGGAGGGTCGTGTGTTCTTTTCCGTATTACCTGACGATTGGATTGAACGTGTGGAAAACCGGAAAACCGGAAATGCAGAAAAAGTCATTGAAGAAATGACCCAGCTTTTGGAAAATGGGGAAACCATCGAAGAAGTGAAATCAAAGTACAAAGGTTACATGATTGATGGGAAAAGGATACGGGTAAAGATTTTGAATGCCTACATAAAGGAGGCACAAAACAGATTAGAGGAATAAAAACAAACGGGACATGAAGGTAAAAGAACTTAGTAAGAAAAGTTCTCCAAGGATTGACAATAAGTTTATCCAGACGCTGAATATTCAAACATACGGAGAAGATAACTTGTATCCGCAGGTGTTCAGTGACATCGTGCGTGCAAGCCCTTCAGGAAATGAGTGTATCGACCGGCTCGCTGATTTCATTGAAGGGAATGGATTTAAGGATGAATTATTTTCCGAATATGTAACCAACAGGCGTGGTGACACGATGGATGAGGTACATTGCAGGATGTGTCAGGATATGGCAATGTTCAACGGAATCTCTTTGCATGTAAATTACAACGTTTTTGGGGAAATTGTAGAGTTGAACCATGTCCCGTTTGAAAATTGCCGCTTGACGGAACCCGATGAAAACGGTGTCATATCAAAAATTGCCATACATCCTGATTGGACAGGGAAAAAAACAAGAAATGGCAAGGCTATCCAAGTGAAAAAAGACAATATAGATTACATTGATGTCTTCAATCCTATCAAAGAAGTTGTTTTGGCACAAATTGAACATGCCGGAGGTATTGAAAACTATAAAGGTCAAATCCTTTGGATGACTTTGTTCGGAAACTATGAATATCCGGTAGGAAAGGGAGACAAGGTGGCCACGGAAATGAGTACGGATGAGGGGCTTTCCAATGTAAAATACAGAAATGTCCGCTGCAATTTCATGCCTTCTACAATCATGTTGTCAAAAAAGGCCAATTCTGTAACTCAAACAGGGTTTGATGGTAGTGAATCCATAGATTACGATAATGACGAAGTGATGAACTCACTTACTAAAATCCAAGGTGACAAGAATTTGGGCAAAATAGTCGAAATAACTGTGGAGGCAGATGAAGAAAAACCCGAATTTGTCAATATGGATTCTAAAAATTATGACAAAGAATATATATATTTATAAACAACATGATAATATAAACAATTAAATACAAATAAACCAAGAGATTAAGCAATATTCTATACTTAAATAAATTCTTATATTTATTCGTTATTTACGTTATTATGGTTACTTTTTTGTTACCTGAAATAAAAATGGAAAATAGTACCTTTATGGCACGATTTAAAATCAAAAAATTATGGCACGCAAGAAGACTATTTTAAAGGCCAAAGAACCCGTAAAATTAAGGGTGAAGAAGTTGGCCAACGGAAACGGAAGTTTGTACCTTGATATGAACTACAAGGGCAAAAGAACGTATGAGTTCCTTAAAATGTACCTCATCCCCGAGGTGAACGCATCCGCACGCATACAGAACGAAAACACAATGAATGCGGCGAACGCCATCAAAGCCCAACGGATAATGGAGATGAACAACGAACGGGCGGGCATATCGAGCGTGCGGACACGTTCAAAAATGCTTCTGGTTGACTTGATACGAATATACATCAAAAGGAAAGAGGATGCACAGAGTAGCCCCAACACCATACGGATATATAAGAATCTTATTTTTTCGTTAAATGCTTGGAAAGGCGAAGCGATAAACCGCGTACCGTTAAAAGACGTTGATAAGGATTTTTGTCTTTCCTATTTGCGATATCTCCGGACGGCAAAAACAAAATACAGGAAACCATACTCAAAGGGCACGGCTGAGGGGTATTTTCGGGCTTTACGCTCTGTCCTAAATTACGCCGTAAGAAATGACATGATACAATATAGTCCAATCGACAAGATAGACCGGGAAGAGAGGATAAAAGTACCTGAAACATCGAGGGCGTTTTTGACCGTTGACGAAGTGCGCCGGATGATAGCAACGCCAACGAAACACGAAACCTTAAAACGGGCTTTCCTGTTTGCTTGCTTCTGCGGCTTGCGTATTAGCGATGTTTGTGCATTGCGATGGGAAAACATAACCCACGAAAACGGCATAGAATCCGTTTCCCTGACCATGAAAAAGACCGGGCGGCCTATTGCCGTTCCTTTGTCAAAAGAGGCTTTAAAATGGCTTCCGGTACGTGAGGGGTGGGAATCGGACGAAGATAACGTTTTTCGGTTTAATGAATCAGCCGTTACGATTGGGGAACAGTTGCGCAAATGGGCAAAGGATGCCGGGATAACGAAGCACATTTCTTTCCACGTGAGCCGCCACACGTTCGCCACCATGATGCTGACCCTTGGGGCTGACTTATACACGGTGTCAAAGCTGTTAGGGCATACCAACATAACCACTACACAGATATACGCCAAACTGGTAGACCAAAAGAAAGTGGATGCCGTCAACCTGATTAACAACGTTTTCAATGATTGATATATGGAGACAACAAGAATGAATGAATACGCGTGCATGATACGCAAGGGAGTGGATTTTTTCGGACGCTATACGACGGGAGTACGGTTTACCGACCTTAAAAGGACTGCAAGGTTTATCAATGTAGGCACGCCCCCGGTAACGTGTGAAGAACTGGAAGAAGCCAGACGGTTGTTCAATGATGAAGCATTAAGGAACATCGAGAAGCACGGTTTAGACTTCGTTTCGGAAGTCGTGCGCCGGACATTTCCCTACATATCACGCCAACGCCTTTTTAACCTGTTTGACATGCTTGTAAGGTCGCAACAATTAAACGCCGCCGAAGTGCTGCACAAGCTTATAAGCACAAACCCCATAGCCGTTTGTGAAGAAGCGGAAGCGATGGAAGAACCTGAAGAACCGGACGGGCACGAAAAAGCACCGGAAGCCTCAACGCCCGCAAGCATCCCCGAACTTATGGCCATGGAGAAAGGGTGCAAACTGTTGGAACGGTTGGAGGCAAACGGGTATTGCCAAAAGGACGGGGACGGCTTCAAATGGCTTAAAAGTTGGTCTTTGTACGGCTTCATGGTTGACAAGGCGAGTGAGATACTATATTTGAGGCAAGAAGACGGGCGTTTGCCGTGGAGAATATTTACGGAGGTGTTCAATACAAGTAAGACAAATCTTAAATCAGCGCAGCAGTCTGTATTATACTACAAAGAAAGAGAAGATACCCCCAACGGTGCGCATACATTGGAAAACATTATCACCATTTAAGTAAAAACTAAACTGTTAAAGAATAACGGAGTACATAGGTATTCCGTTATTTTGTTTTAAAATTTATAGGGTTTCATATAGAAGTCTATTAGATGTCTATAGAATTTCTATTTTTTATTTACAAAGCACTCCATACCTTTGCATCATGTTAAACCCCGGAAGACTGCGGCCGAAGCCTTCCGATTAAAATGCAAAAGTATATGAATAGTAATCAAATAACCGAAGAATTAGCCTTTAGAATTTTAGGAGGTATCCGAGAACTCACAGAGGAAGTGAAAAACTTGAATGTTACAAACATTCTTACAAAGAACGTGCTGACATTTGAGGAAGTAATGATGTTGACCGGATTAAGCCGGAGCCACCTCTATATGCTTACGAGCAAAAAGGCCATACCGCACGCCAAACGCGGAAAGATGCTGTATTTTGACCGTGCCGAGATAGAAGCCTGGTTAATGGAGAACCGCGTACAAACGGATGAGGAAGCCGCACGGGCTGCGGTGGCCTATATAGCTTCACAAAAATAAGGGGGGGCTGAATCATGAAGAAACATAATATCAGCCCCGCCCCTTTAGCACGCAGGTGCAAAGGTATGGAATCGGAAAGAGATATACAAGCGTTCCGGATGCTTTTTTTATCCGGTGGCAAGTTCACGGCCAAGGAGTTGAACCAGTTGACAGGTAGTAATGATTCCCGAAAATACATTTCCCGTCTTCGTTCGGAGGGTTGGGAAATAGAAGACATGCGGCAGGGTGACGGGAGCAAAATATATTGGCTTGCCGTGAAAGGAGGTGAGAAATGACCGATATAGCAGATTTGTCCATGGATATAAACCAGTGCAATGCGGAGGCGCAAACCCCGACTTTTGAGATTTCACCCGAAATCATGGAAATTATCAAAAACAATCGGTTGGATTTGTCAGAGTTTGACGGATTAACAGATGATGAGCTATGAATGAGACGAAAGATATAATACAGGGTATTGCCGTAGAACTTGGCAAAGAAAAAACGGAAGTGCAAGAGGGTGGAAAGAACTATTTGAAGTATGTCCTTGATTTGTCCCTGCCAAC